CCTTGCTATAGTATTAAAATATTATATGTCTTATCGTAAGTCATTGCAATACAAATATAAAGTAATGTTTTCAAAATATATCACTTTTAGATAACTTTCAATATTATATCTTTTTAGTTAGAAAGTTTCTAACTACACCATAAATGCATTGAATTCCCGGCAAATTGTACTAAAGTGAGTACAAAAAACAGATGGCTTCTGGCCGGAATCAGTAAAAAGTTGTCAACTTTTGTCAAATTCTGTAAAGTTTTGTCAACTTTTGTCAACCATTTGTCAACCATTTGTCAACTAAAAAAAACTCATAAACAACTAATTATCAAGCAATTATACCGAAGAGGTTGACAAAATTGCGTTTTTTTCGTTTTTTGTAAAATTTCAGAAAAAAATTTACTTTTTAGTTGTCAACCTGTCAACTTGTTGACAAATTGGTGACAACAAGGCATTAAGTATATGTATATCAATTACTTACGTGGTTGTCAACTTGATAAAAACAGGTTGACAAAGGTTGACAAAAGTTGACAACTTTTTTGCTGATTTTGACATTTCAAAAAATTGGCTCATTATATAATATATTAAGATTTGTTGTTTTTATTAAAAAATCCCAAATAAAAAAAGCCGGAGAATATTCTCCGGCTGTAAATATTTAAGCTCCTTTTTTTGAAATTATCTCACATCCCCACCAATTTAAACCAATTTCTCACCCTGACAATCCGCACATCGTAAATAAAGATCTCGGAAATACGTGCGTAAATATTCTTATCTTTAATCAAGTAGCCGGATGTACTTGATGCATACACCCGGCAGGAAAGAGGACTATTATTGTTGATTCTGAAATAAACATTTTTTCCGGTGATCCTAAACTCTAAGCTATCACCATAACTGAACCCGATTCTTTTTGCAAGAATGGAATTAAAATAAATAGTCCCGGTATTACGCACCGTGAACAATTCTGATTTCACAACTCACCTAATTCGATAGCAACGAGGATTTTATCCTTTATCCACATAATTAATAATTTTTTTGTTAAGTGAAATTTTGGTCTTTCACAGCAAACCATTTTGCCGATATCGGGAAAATGGTTTTGTGAATACCTTTCAAATTATGGTCTTTCACACCTGGTGTTTATTAAACACGGAAGCAATGCACGTTGTGAATACCTTTCAAATTGTGGTCTTTCACCTCAGAGCGATTAACGCAGAACCGCTCCCCGGTATGGCAATGCTCAACGATCAATATATCTCCATCCTCTCTGAGTATCTTGACAAGATCCCCTGCATCTGCATAGATCTGACTATTCCGGTAACCGGTCTTTTTTATTTTCATCTCCGCAATTCTTAAATATGACATATCAAATTTCTTTTAATTCAACTGCGATAGTAATTTTTTCCTTTAGTTCTTTTTCCCCGCCCAGCTCCTTAATCAACCCAGCCCGGAAGTACACCACTATAGGCATAATCTTATCGTCCGGGTCAATCGGCTTCCGCCCTCTTTTTTCTTTCATTTTTTTCATCTCATCTCTTTTTTATCACCTCCCCAGAGTTCAAGTATAAAACCCAAGACAATAATTATCAAAAATATTTCCATTGTGTTTAATTTTAAAGTTTAAAAATAAGGTCGGGCAACCAAGCCAGTCACCCGACCATGAACTAATAACAAACTATTCTTTAGCTGATTTAATCAACTCGCGATTCCTCTCAATCCCATGTGTACGCTCTTTATCGAGCTTAACAAGGTACTCCCTACATTTATCCAGCTTCGTAAGCATAGCAGTACGTAAATCTTCTGTCAGTTCCACATCCCACATCTTAAACCGTTCCTCGATCGGCTTATCTCCGAAAACGTGCATCATCCGCATATTCTCACACATCTCGATGTATTCATCATCGAATTGGTCAGCGAATGAATTTGAGTAAAAGATTTTCCTCTCCTCAGAAATAAGAAGATGCTCTGGAGTGTCAGTTAGAACGTAGAACAATCTCGCCTTAGTCTTTACGTAAAGCATACAGTATGCAAGTAGCTGATAATAATAATCACTCGACAATTCTGCTTTTTCGAATGTGTATAGGCTGTACGCATTCTTTACATCGTATATTATATCATCTACGATTACATCCGCTTCGCCATTAAAGTAGTCGTCTGTTTTACGCTCTTTATTTTTAAGGAGCAACCGCCCGGGATACAATGCCTTCTGTAAAATAGTTATCCCATCCTGCTCGTTATGCTTACCCTTATCAAACGTCTTCGAATAGATGTCCTTGTGTATGCCGTGAATCTGCTCGATAAATATATCTTGTAAAGCGGTCTTATTCCCCTGTGTGAGAGAGCCATCGCGGCTCATTAATTTACCCACATTAGAAGGGTGAAATAGGTATTTGCTAAAATCATCCATTATCTCTGATTTTTTTAATTATCTCTTTAACAGCGTTCATATCCTTAGCCGATTCAATTGCGTCTAAAATTCGGCTTAATTCTTTGCTTTCTGATGCAATATCAGCAGACACTTTAACCTCCCGAAATTCATCTGCATTGTAAATGTCGGCCGCTATCCCTATTTCAGCAGCGCACTTCTTTAGCGCATCGGTAGCCGCAGACTTCATGTCATTGCCGATTGAAAGGGGTGTGTCCGTTCCTTTCTTGCAGATAATATCCTTGTTACCGTACTGCATCTTTACGATTGTGTGGTCTCCCACCCTGCAAGTAAGCCGACCTAATACGATTACTTCACCGTGCGCCACTTGACTTGATACCACCTCGAAATCCCAGTTAAATCCAAACATCAAGTTAAGGACTTTCTTCACGTAACCACCTGATACGTATTTCCAAGTGCCCCCGCCCTTAGCCGGGCGGCTGCGAACGAATGCCGCCGGTGTCTTGGTGAGCAGCCGCTGAAGCTGCTCCCGGTTCAAAACCTTATCACCGAGTGATAATTCGCTCTCGGTGATAAGGGCTAAATTATCTTGTTTCATTTTCTGCCCGACTTTTTATTTCCTCAATATATTTATCAACTCCCGGCAATTCTTCGCCATCCGCGAAGATATCTATCGAGAATATTTCCACATCTAAAACCTCGCTGCATTCCACATCATAGCCCCCAGCTATGGAGTTCCCGCAGTCGCCCCAGTATTCCGAGTAGTATCTGTAATCGATATGTCCATTAATTACAATCATTACCTCGTCCCGGATATCATCAGGATTATATTCCTCAATAAAGTAGGCTTCAAAATTTCCCCTCTCGTTCGCTTCGATATTCATATCAAAATCGCTTTTTGATATCATTTTTTCAACGATCTGATGATAGTATTCTAATTCATGTTGCATGGCTCAAAATTTTGCTTTTTTAAAATAATTTCCGCATACCGATCCATTGCCCGGTATATGGCTTGTTTCTGAGATTTCGACATCATATCCCAAACCATGCTGTCGAAGAAGTCCTTCACGAACTCATCGCGAAGGATTTTTTCTTTTTCTTTTTCTTTCATTGTCTTTGTTTTTTATTTGTTATTAATGTTGTAAAGATAATACAACAAGTATCTATTTTACAATTTTTTAATAATTATTTTATAAATATAAAATAAAATACTACCATAGTACTATCTGACACATTAAAATAACCTACATTTGTAAAAAAGAGCTATGAGAAACCTAACCATTGCGGCCTTAATTCTTTTCACAGGCTGCGAAAAAGCCGCCGACATCCAATCCGCAACCTACTGTTGGAAGTGTCACACGGATGCAAGTGTCATTTATAACGGCATTATAACCAACAGCGTACAGGATGCTACTTATTGTAATTATACAGAGTATCAGATCGCGGCCATTGAACAGGCCGGCACCTATAACCGCACAACTACGACCAGTGGCGTCACATACAAGGAAATTGCAACGACACACTGCATAAAGCAATAGCTACTTACTAATAGCAATCGCGGCGAAGAATCCGCACACGATACCGCCGACCACCCAAGCGACATTTTTGTTTCTGCGCTGCCTATCGGCTTGCGCCTGTGCCTGTGCGAGTTGCTGAAGTAGCGCATCATTCGACATCTTCGCATTACTCAACTGCTCATGCTGCGCGTCAACGGTTGTCTGAAGTGCCTCTATAGTGTTTTTTTTATCAATAATATCCCGACTGAGTACATCTACTTGATACCTGTAGTA